GTTAAAACCCGGGGCAACCGGCCGGGGGTTGGCCCCCCCCCCCCCCCCCCCCGGTTATTTTTCTTGCCCGACTGAGGGATCACAGACGTACAGGACCGCCGCAAGAAGGATTCAACCGGCGGAAGGAAGGGTGTCGGAGACACCAGTAGCAAGGACGCACGAACCAGCCCGCCGAGCATGACGCAGAGCGGGATTTTCAAAGGACGCAACGAAAGGACGCGACGATGACGACAGAGATCAGCACGCAACGTGCAACGTCGATGAACGAGCTCGCCTCTAACGGCGAGCACGCAGTGAAGACCGGAATGTTGCCGGATCACATCAAAACCGGCTGGCAGTTTGCGGTGATCGCTGCGACCGGCCACGAGCTCGGAATGCAGCCGATGCGGGCGATCCGGTCGCTGGCGATGGTCAAAGGCAAGGTGGTCGAGTCTGCGGACTCGCAGCTGGCACGTTTCAAGGCAGCGGGCGGCCGGTCGCAATTTGAGGTTCTCGATGAGTCGAAGGCCGTTCTTCACCTGATTCACCCAAACGGCGACAAGCACACCGAGACCTTCACTTTTGAAGATGCCAAGCGTGCTGGGCTGGCGTCAAACAGCAACTACAGCAAGTTCCCGAAGGCGATGCTTCGGAGTCGCGCCATCACCGCGGGACTCAAAAGCATCGGTTGGGAAGGTGCTATCGGCGCTTACGACCCAGACGAGTTGAAGAGCGAAGAGTTCCCGGCCGCGGAGCCGGCCCGCGAGCCGGTGCAGGTCCGGCCCAAGTTCCACCAGCCCGACGTGCGAACCACGCCGGCCGATGTCGCGCCGCTCACCACCGAGCGGCTTGAGGACGACCCGGTCGCCCGCGCCCGCCTGGCGATCAGCAACGCCAAGACGGTCGATGCCGTGGACACGCTGCGGCGTCGAATTGCCGAGCGGGTCGAGCAGGGCACGTTCACGTCCGAGCAGGGCGGCGAGCTCGCCCAACTGGCGATGGTCAAGGCCGAGATCCTCACGGCGAGCGAGGAGGTGACCGCATGACTTCGCTTGACGCCCTCATCGTCGTGGCCAAGGCCGCGCTCGCCCAAAACGAGCACACGCCCGAGGCCGAGCGTCTGTCGTGCCGCACGCTCCTGGAAGCGGCATTGCCCTACCTCGAAGAGATCACCACGGAGGTGACCGCATGAGCGACGAGCCCGACGAGGACCGCATGCAGGCCCAGCGCCGCGAATGGAAGCGGCTCGACGACCTGGCGGCTGAGGTCAAGGCCGAGCCGCAGACGGTGGAGACCGACATCGGCAAGGTGCTCGACGCCAAGCCCGAGATCGTGATCAAGCCGGGCAACCATCACGCGCTGCGTGCGTGGGAGGTCGGCATGGAAGACGAGTACAGCAACCGGATGAAGGCCCGCTACGGCGGGGAATGGTAATGCGACCGGCACGCCCTTGCCGCAGCGGCTTACATCGGAGCCGCATGGGTCGCCCCGCGGGAGTGGCGAGTAACCACCGCAGCCTCGGCCGCTTCTCCATGGCCGGTGACGAGGCCGGAAGCCCCACGAAACGGGGCAACCGCACAAGGAAGCAGGAAGCATGAAGACGATCAAGATGGCCGACATAGCCGAGCGTTACCTCGCCGAGCGCGTGGTCTCAAAGCTCTACGCCCACAACGTCCGCCGCGTCTGTCGCGGATGCCCGAAGGTCTCGGCAGAGGCGATCAACGCGTACCTTCGCCGCCGGCTGGCCGACCTTAGCACGGTGACCGTCCGCAGCGAGCGGGTGATCCTCGTCTCGCTCTGGAAGTGGGCCTACGAGGCCGGGGTCGTGGACGAAGCCCCTCGCGGCATCATGCGGGTAAAGGCTCGCCGGGCACCTACTCGGGCGTGGACCGTCGCGCAGCTGCAGGCCGTGATCGAGGCGACGAAGAAGCACGACAAGCGGATACTTCGCAGCGGGGCCGACAAGGGCCAGTTCCTGCGGGCGTGGGTGCTGCTGGGCTACGAATGCGGAGCCCGGCACGGCGACCTCTGGCGATTCACGGGCGAGCACCTGGACGGCGACGCCATCGCGTGGACGCAGGGCAAAACGGGCGACGCGATCGTCCGCTTGTTGTCCGAGCCCTGCCTCGAAGCCTGTCGGGCCATGCTCAAAGCCAGCCCCGACGGCCGGCTCCTCGGCTGGGCGTGCCAACCACGGCAGGCGATGCGGCTCATGCGTCAGTTGCTCGACGACGTTGGCGTCGGCGGCACCTCGAAGTGGTTGAGGCGCTCAGGGGCCACTCACTGCGAGATGGCTTCACCAGGGGCGGGCCGGATGCACCTGGGTCATCGGTCGGTCGGGCTTTTCGAGCAGGCATACGCCGACTGGACCCAGCTACGGAAGAACACGCCACGGGCACCGCAACTGGTGCGGTAATCAAAGGAGGCTCACGGATGAGCGACTACTACATCGAGGCACCGCTACCGCTGTTCACGCAGCGAGCCCCAGCCGTCAACGGCTCGATCACGTCGGCCCAGGCGGCCGACGCGCTGACGCCGGCGACGCTGAACGCGATGCAACGCAAAGTGCTCGCCCTGCTCCAGGCCACGCCCGAGGGGCTGACCGACGAGGAGATGCAGCGTCGTCTGGCAATGAACCCGTCAACGCAGAGGCCGCGACGCATCGAGCTTGCGAAGGCCGGGATGATCCAGAAGGCCGGCGTCAGGAAGACGGCGAGCGGACGGAATGCGGACGTGTGGAGGGTTGCGTGATGGCTGTCAGCACAAAAAAGGCATTTCGTGTTTGCGAGAAATGGGGCTTTAAGTGTGCGTACTGTGGCGAAAAGCCCGGCCGGTCCTGTCTGCAAATTGACCATTTGATTCCGCGATGCAAGCGAGGCAGTGATGACGAGGAAAACCTTGTCCCGGCGTGCGTTGCCTGTAACCAAGGCAAGGGCGGCGACATTTACGTGCCGCCGTCTTTAAGGCTTGCGACAGATGATGACGAGTGCCACGTGCTCTGCCAGAGCGGCGTGTGGGCCATTAAGGCTGGCGTTATAGGCGTATTTATCTCTGGGGCCGTGTATGGCGAGCACCGGATTCATGTGTCTGCCGACTGCTACGAACTAGCATCGCATCAAATTTGGGACCAATACCTTGTGGACCACGTTTGCCAAAAAACTTGGCAACCACCGCACCAAGTTGATGACTTTAAGTGCGTGGTTGCGCTCGCCAGGCGAATCATTTGCCCGCCTCGGCCGGCACTCGAAAGCGAGTCGGGATGGTCTTGCAACCAAGAAACGCGACTTAAGCAGTTGCGGCGCAGGCATTCGACGCCGCTTCGACGCGGCGGAGCGTAATTGAAAGGAGGCCAGGATGGCCGGTAGCTGGATCAAAATGCGTCACGACCTGATCGACGCCCCGGAAATTCGGCGGCTGTCCAAGGCGATCGGCGTCACGAAGGACGACGTACATGGCAAGCTGTTCAGGTTGTGGAGTTGGTTCGACCGCCACAGCTGCAACGGCCGCGTCAACGACGAAACGGTTGATTTGGTCGATGAAATCGTGGGTTTTTCCGGGTTCGCTACGGCACTCGTCAGTGTCGGGTGGCTTGCCGAGGACCAGGGCGGGATCGTCATCCCGAAATGGGACCGGCACAACTCGGAAACAGCCAAACAGCGGGCGTTAGACGCGTCCCGCAAGGCTGCGGCCCGCGACATTGATGCCGTGTCCGGCAACGAACCGGACACACCTGCGCGACCGTGTCCGGCAACCACCCGGACCAGAGAAGACGAGAGAAGAGAAGAACTTCCTCCTCTTCCGCGTGATGGGTTTGACAAAGAAGCGTGGCAGGCGTTGCGGAAGGCATGGAACGCTGGGCCGGGGAAGGCCTGGAAGCCACTCAACCCTCCGCAGAAGGCCGTTGACCGGCTGGCTGACCCGGAATGGGTGCCCCAGTACGGCGAGGCAATCGCCCGGCTGCGGTCGTGCCGTTTCTTTGACAGCCCGGTGACGCTGAACCAGTTCTGCGGCCCCGAGTTCGTCATGCACTGCCTCGGCGGCTCCTACGACGAGCGGAAAGGCAGCAGGACAGCCGGAAAGGATTTTGGCGACGCCCCAGCACCGCCCAAGGCGTTCGTCGGAGAGGCAGCGGATGCCTTTGAGTACACGAGGCGGAAGCTTTCTCAGAAAGAGGTGACGGCATGACAGCGACGGTTACGGCCCCAACGGCTCGGCAGCGTGAGATCCACGCGTGGGTGACCAAGTTCATGGCGGACAACGGGTACAGCCCGTCATTCCGCGACATCGGCAAGGCCTTCGGCATCAAGTCGCCCAACGGCGTGGTCTGCCACCTGAAGCCCATGCGTGAGCGTGGCATGGTGACGTGGGTGGACGGCGTCGGCCGATCCCTGCGGGCTCTGGAGTGCGACGCATGACCTGGTCGGACTGGGCGTGGGTCGCAGCTGGTTGTGTTTCCCAGGCGGCGGTGTTCGCCGCTGGGTTGTTGGTTGGTTCATCCCTGACGCGAAAGGAAGTGCGTTATGACGGCGACAATGACGAGGCCCAAGCGGGCCAAGGCGAATGGTGTGACGGTGACCAGGGCGGCGCTCAAGGCTGCGCTCGACACTGTGGCGGATGCGGTGCCCGGCAAAACGCCGAAGCCGATCCTGAACTACGTGCTTCTCGATGGCGGGATGCTTTCGGCCACGGACCTGGAGTTGCGGATCACGACGCCGCTGCCCGGGAGTGACGGCCTGACCGTGCTTTTGCCGTTCGCGCGGCTGAAGGCGATCGTGTCGAACCTCCACCCGACGGTCGAGGTGACGATTGCGGTCGAAGGCTCTTCGGCGGTCGTCCAGGCCAGCGGCGGGACGTGGCGGCTGCCCGTCGAAGATGCGGCTGAATACCCCCGGGGGGGTGATTTTTCTGGGGCAAGGCTTCCGCGCCTCCCTGGCGATCAGTTTTCGGCGCTGGTCAAGACTGTGAAGGAGGCCACGGACAACGAGTCGAGCCGTTACGCCCTCGGGGGCGTCCAGATCGAGTTCAGCGACGGGGAATTGACGTTCATCGCCACTGACGGTCGCCGGCTCTATGCGGCGTCGGCCGACATCGACCAGGCCCTCGACGATTCGCAGACGCTGGTGACGCGGCGGACGATCAACGTGCTTCAGAAGCTCGCGGTGCACGCCGACGAGATCGAGCTCCAGGCGAGCACCACCGAGATCCTCGCCACCATTGGCGAGACCACGGTGCAGGCCCGGCTCCTCGACGGAAAGTTCCCCCGGTGGCGTGATGTGGACGTGAACTACGAAGACCCCCCCTCCATGGTGCTCGTCGAGAACCTGATCCGCGCCTGCAACGCGGCCGACGTGTGCACGAGCGAGGCCAGCCGAGGCGTCGATTTCACGTTCACGAAGGAGGGCCTGTTTCTCTCGGGCCGCTCTAGCGAAAACGGCGAGTCGTCGGCTACGTGCGACCTCGCCGACGTTGGCAAGTGCACAACGGTCAAGCTCGACCCGGCCTTTGTCTCCGACTGGCTCGTGACGCTTGACCCGGCTGAGACGATCGCCATCGAAGCGAAGGACAAGCAATCGGCCGTCGTCTTTCGCGCCGACCGATGCCGAGCGGTGGTGATGCCGCTCGATCCATCCTGACGCTATGGGCCGCAGCGTCGGCAATCGGGCTGGCGCTGCGGCTCACACCAACGAGGAACGCATGGAAGCGATCAGGGATGTCACGGACGATGAGTTTCGCCAGCTATGGGCGACGGCCAAATCAATCCGCGACGTGCAAAAGGCGTGCGGCCTGACTTACGACGCCACGTATCAAAAAGCGAGAGGCCTTGGACTGCCGCGACGCGTCAGCAAAGGCAAAACCAAACAGATCGACGTTCCGCTGCTGTTTAAGCTTTGGGGCCGCGAAGTCGAGGTGCGAGAAATTGCTCATGTGCTTGGCGTCAGCGAAGCCTACGTAGGCCGACTGGCCCGCAAGCACCATTTGCCGAAAAGGTTGCCGCAGAAGGCCGAGAACAACGGGCGTACTGTCGCCGACCCAACGCCAGAAGAGATCGCAGAGCGTGCCGCAGAGATCAGGGCACGCAGGCCAGTTGCGCAGGATGATGGCACGGTGGAGATCCGTTGCTATGCGTTCGACGCTCGTCACGCCGTCTACAGCGAGGGCTCGTTATGGGTCGCATGAGTCGCCAGAAGGGCAAGCGAGGCGAACGTGAGGCAGCAGCCGAGCTCGCTGTTGTGTTCGCCTGTGACGCACGTAGGGGCGTGCAATACCAAGGTGGGCCAGACTCGCCAGACGTGGTGCTCGAAGGCGTGAACGTGCACGTCGAGGCCAAGCGTGTAGAGGCGTTGAATCTCTACGCTGCGATTGAGCAGGCCCACAAAGACGCTGGTGGGAAAATCCCACTTGTGTGGCACAGGCGAAATGGGAAGCCAAGCGTCGTGATCATCGAAACGCAGAATTTGTTGCGATTGGCACGCGAAATTGTGGATTCACAGGAAAGATGCGAGCATGTGCAGAAAAGCCTATAAAACAAGGGGTTTTTGTATCGTGACGCACAAAAACAGCTTAAAAATGGGCACAAAACGCACATGCCAGAATGGCACCCCTGCATAAGGGGGGGGGTGGGGTAGGTTCTCCCGGGGCGTCCAAAGCATGACCCCAGCCGCGAGCAGCCAAGAAAAAACACTGTGTTACGCCTGCCTTTGACCCCCTGATGCCCAAACCCAAGCCAACCCAGCCGGCCGCCTACGAACGCGAGAAGCAGCGGGCCGCAGCTGCGCGGCGATCGGTCTCGGCGAAGGGGCGCGAGATCGGCGATCTTCCGCCGGTCGGGAAGCCGAAGCGGCGGGCGTCGTGCTCAAAGGACTTCCGCCTCTTTTGTGAGACGTACCTCGCTGAGTCGTTCCCGTTGGCGTGGTCGCCCGACCACCTGACGGCGATCCGCAAGATCGAGGGGGCCGTCCTTCGGGGCGAGCTCTTCGCTTTTGCGATGCCCCGCGGCTCGGGCAAGACCACGCTCTGCGAGGCGGCTTGCCTCTGGGCCATGCTCTACGGACATCGGCCGTTCATCGTGCTCGTGGGTGCCGACCAGACGATTGCGTCCGCGATGGCCGACAGCCTGAAGGCCCAGATCGAGAACAACGACACGCTCTTGGAGGATTTCCCCGAGGCGTGCTACCCGGTGCGGAAGCTCGACCGGATCGCCCAGCGGGCGAAGGGGCAGACCTACCACGGCAAGCCGACCGAGATCAGTTGGGCCGCCGACCAGGTGACGCTGCCGTTCATCACGGGCTCGCCGTCCGCCGGGGCCTGCGTGCGGGTGGCCGGCATCACGGGCCGCATCCGCGGTCTAAAGCACACGCGTCCCGACGGGAAGACCATCCGCCCCTCGCTGGTGCTGATCGACGACCCACAGACCGACGAGTCGGCAAGCAGCCCGTCGCAGTGCGCGACGCGGGAGAAGATCCTCTCGGGGGCCATCCTCGGGCTCGCCGGCCCCGGGACGCGGATCGCGGGCCTGTGCACGATCACGGTGATCCGCCCCGACGACCTGGCCGACCGGCTGCTCGATCGGGCGAGGCATCCGGCCTGGCAGGGCGAGCGGACGCGGCTCGTTTACGAATGGCCGACCGCCGACGACCTCTGGCTCGAATACGGCGAGCTTCGCCGCACGGGTCAACGCAACGGCGCGGGCACCGCCGAGGCCGACAAGTTCTACGCGGAGCGGCAGGCCGAGATGGACGCCGGGGCCAAGGTCGCGTGGCCCGAGCGGAAGAACGAGGACGAACTGACGGCGATCCAGCACGCGTGGAATCTGCGGATCGACCGGGGCGAGTCGGCCTTCTGGGCCGAGTACCAAAACCAGCCCGTCGCGGAAGACGTGGCGAGCGACAAGCTCGACAAGCGGGCGCTCGCAACCCGGGTGACGCCGCTAGAAAAGGGCCGCGTGCCGGCCAATCACCATCGGTTGACGGCGTTCATCGACGTGCAGGATCGGCTGCTCTTCTGGCTCGTGGCGTCGTGGTCTGACCAGTTCGGCGGGCACATCGTGCAGTACGGCACGTTCCCAGATCAGGGCGTGAGCTACTTCGAGGCGGGCAGTGCCAAGCGGACGCTCGCGAAAGCCTCGGGCGTCGAGGGGTTTGAGGCGTCACTCAACGCGGGGTTGGAGAAACTGACGCAGACGCTGTTTGCCAAGGACTGGGTCCGCGAGGACGGGACGGCGATCCGCATTGGGCAGATGATGATCGACGCCAACTGGGGCAAGAGCACGCAGACGGTGCGGACGTTCGTGAAGCGGTCGCCGTTTGCCAACGCGATCCTGCCGAGTCACGGCCGCGGCATCGGGGCATCGAGCCCGGGGCTGAACGACCGCAACAAGGCGAGGGGCGACCGGCTCGGGCTCAACTGGCGGATCGGCTCAGTCAACGGGCAGCGGTCGTGCACCTACGACACGAACTTCTGGAAGACGTTCACTGCGGCGCGGCTGCGTCTGGCGACCGGCGATCCCGAGGCGATTGTCTTCCACCAGGGCGATCACGACCTCCTCTTTGATCACCTGACGAACGAATACCCTGTGCGGACGGAGAGTTCTCGCGGTCGTGTGGTGGACGAGTGGAAGCTCTCGGGTACGCGGTTCGAGAATCACTGGTGGGACTGCCTCGTCGGTGCCGCGTGTGCCGCCAGCATCCTTGGCGTCGAGCCGACGGCTACGGAATCGGGCGGCCGGCGGCGGCGGAAGGTTGAGATGCCGAGCGGGCCGGGCGGCCGGAAGGTGATCACGGTGAAGAGGCTGGGCACATGAATCACATCACGCTCTCGACGGCCGACGGCCTGGAGCCGGGCGACTGCCTGGCGATCTGCTACCGCCTCACGAAGCCGGGTAGCGAGTGGCAGGTCGAGATCCGCGAGGTGCTCGAAGGTGCGGCGTCCAGCTGCACGCCCATTGCCTTGTGGCACGGCGACGGGGCGTTGATCGGCTGGGCCTGCTCGCATCACTGGCGAGACCTGCCGACGTTGGAGCAGTTCACTGACGAGCATCATCGCGGCCGGGGTATCGGCACGGCGTTGACGGCGGCGCTGATTGCGGCCGGCGTGCTGGAGCAACGCGAGACCGTCGCGGTGTTCAGTGAACAGACCGAGCGGATCGCACGGCGGCTCGAACTGACGCCGATTCGCTACGTCAGGAACGGCTCCGAATGGGCCGTTGCCTAGCCATACCCCCTGCGGTGTAGCCCCTCTGGCCCCGTACCGTCGCCTCTATGAGCGACGAGGTTTCCAACAAGCTCGCCGAGGCGGCCGTCGGCCCGAAGAGGGTCCGCACCGACGCCGGTGAGGTCGAGGCACACGATCTCGATCAGATGATCGAGGCGGACAAGTACCTCGCCGCGAAGAACGCCGCTCGATCCACCAACACACACCGCGGCCTCCGATTCAACAAGATCATCCCGCCGGGCACGATTTAATGGGCCTCTTCGGCAACCTCCTCCGAGGCCAACAGAAGCCCCGCCCGGCGGCCGTGCCAGTTGTCCGCGCCAAGTACGACGCTGCCGAGCGTGGCGACGACTACCGCCACTGGGCCAACGCCGACGCCTTCGCGGCCGACGCGGCCCTTTCGCCGTCCGTGCGGCGGACGCTTCGCAACCGGGCTCGCTACGAGCGGGGAAATAACTCGTACCTCGCCGGGATCTCGGCGACGCTGGCCAACGACCTGATCGGCACCGGCCCCCGGCTTCAACTGGACACGGGCGACGTGGAAGCCGACCGGCTCGTCGAGCGGCTGTTCTTCGACTGGGGCTGGACCGTCGATCTGCCGGCCAAGCTGCGGACGATGCGGGAAGCCCTGGTGACCGACGGCGAAGCCTTCGCCTTGATGATCACCAACCCCCGGCTCGGTGGCGGCGTGACACTCGACCTGCGGCTCGTCGAGGCCGAGATGGTCGCGACGCCGACTGAGTTGATGGCCCAGACCATCACGCCCGAGGGCAACACGGTCGATGGCGTTGAGTTCGACCAAATCGGAAACGTGGTCTCCTACCAGGTGCTGAACTACCACCCCGGGGCGAACTTCCGCGTCAATACGTTGGAGTTTCAGCGGGTGCCGGCGGCGCAGATGGTGCATTGGTTCAAGCCGTCGCGGCCTGGCCAGCATCGCGGCGTGCCCGAGGTGGCCCCGGCCTTGAAGCTCTTCGGCCAGCTGCGTCGCTACACCGAGGCCGTGATCGCTGCGGCCGAGACCGCGGCCGACTTGGCGGCGTTCATTCACTCAAACAGCCCGGCCGCGGAGGTGGACGAGGTCGAGTCGTTCGCGGCCCTGGAGATCAGCAAGCGGACGCTCACCACGCTGCCCGAAGGCTGGGACATCTCGCAACTCAAGGCCGAGCAACCGACCACGCAGTATCCGGCGTTCGTGCGGGCGATCCTGAACGAAATCGCTCGCTGCCTGCAGCTGCCCTACAACGTCGCCGCCCTCGACTCGTCGTCTTACAACTACGCGTCGGGCCGCATGGACCACCAGGTCCACGCGATGAACCAGCGGGTCGAACGCGACCAGCTAGAGCGGACGATGCTCGACCGCGTGCTCTCGGCGTGGGTCAACGAGGCGTCGCTCGCCGGCATCCTGCCCGATGGCATGCCGCCCTTCTCCGAATGGAACTGGGGCTGGGTGTGGGACGGCAAGGATCACGTCGATCCGGCCAAGGAAGCCAACGCAGCCGAGACCAGGCTCCGCACGCACACGACCACGCTCGCCGCTGAATACGCCCGGCAGGGCAAACGGTGGGATGTCGAGTTGCGGCAACGCGCCGCTGAGATCGAGTTAATGAAGGAGCTCAACCTCTTCATCGACCCGACGCCGGAAGTGAACTACGGCGGCGAAGGCGATCCCAATGCGGAGGACGCCGCATGAGAGACATCGAATACGAGTGCGACGACGACGGCTGTGACCTCGTGGAGTTCCTGTGATGAGCAACGCAATCAAGCTCGACACGACCGTGACCTTCCTGCAGGCCGCCGAGGGCGAAGCCTCGCCGGGGCCGAGGCGGTTCAAGATCGTCGCCTACACCGGCGCTCCCATCCGGCAGGGCTGGAGCCGCGAGCCCGTCGTGATCGACGTGGCCGGCATGCAGTTGCCGAAGACGGTGCCCGTCGTGATCGGCCACGACTACGCCCTCGGCTCGATCCTCGGGCAGGGCACGCCGTCGGTCGAGAACGGGCAGATCGTCGTCGAGGGCGAGATCCTCGCCAAGAACGGCAACGCCGACCAGGTGCTCGCGCTCGCTGAGGCTGGCTACCAGTTCCAGGCCTCGGTGGGTGCTGACGTGCGTCGGCACCAGAAGGTGGACGCCGACGGCGTCGTGCAAGTCAACGGGCAGGCCCACGTCGGGCCGGTTCGCATCGTCAAAGCCTCCGCGCTGCGGGAGGTCTCGTTTGTCACCCTTGGCGCTGATGCAGCTACCAGCGTCGCCATCGCGGCTGAAGAGGTCGCGGAGGAGGTTTCTATGGCGGCTGACGCCACCCAGAAGCCCACGGACGAGGTCATCGAGACCCCGGTCGTGGCGGCCACGGCGGAGGTCGCCGTGGAGAGCCCGAAGATCGAGGCCACGTCGAGCGACGAGCTCAAGGCCCAGGTCGAAATCCTCACCCAGAAAGTCGAGCAGATGCAGAAGCTCAACGCGACCCGTGACGAGCGGCCCGCCGCCCCGGCGGTGCACGTCGTGACCCCGTCGGCCCCGTCGGCCGAGGTGATCGAGGCGGCGTTCGCCCTTCAGGGCGGCCTGCCAAACGTCGAGAAGGCGTTCAAGCCCGAGGTGCTCGAAGCGGCCCACAAGGCTCGCCGGGACATCTCGCTGGGCGAGGTGCTGCTCCAGGCGGCTATCAGCAACGGCTACGACGGCCCGCGGCGGCTCACCGCCTCGACGCTGCGTCCGGTGCTGCAGGCCGCGTGGGCGACCCACTCGATCGCCGGCATCCTGAGCAACACGGCCAACAAGAGCCTCCTCGCGGGGTTCAACAGCGTCGAGAGCTCGTGGCGGTCGATCGCGTCGGTGCGTTCGGTCAACGACTTCAAGACCTTGACCAGCTACCGTCTCAACGGCGGCTTCAAGTTCGACAAGGTCGCCAACGGTGGCGAGCTCAAGAACGCTGCCGCCAGCGATGAGCAGCGGACGATCAGCGCCGAGACCTACGGGATCATGACCTCGGTCACCCGTACGGACCTGATCAACGACGACCTCTCGGCTCTGACCGCAGTGCCGCAGCGGATCGGTCGCGGTGGTGCCCTGAAGCTCAACGACGTGTTCTGGACCGAGTTCCAGGACGACGCCAGCTTCTTCACCACGGGCCGTGGCAACAAGAAGACGAGCGCCGGTGCCCTGTCGCTCGCCAACCTGAAGCCCATCGCCACGGCGTTCCGCAAGCTCAAGGATCCCGACGGCAACCCCGTCGCGGTCGAGCCGCGGATCCTGCTCGTGCCGGTTGATCAGGAGCTCGCCGCCGCCGAGATCATGGGTTCGACCCTGATCCAGAGCGGTGCCACGAGCGGCCAGCCAGATCGGAACGTGCTCGCCGGTCGTTACCAGGTGGTCGCCACGACCTACCTGACCAACACCGACGACTACTACCTCCTCGCATCGCCGGCCGATTTGGCCTCGATGGAGGTGGCGTTCCTCAACGGCGTGCAGAGCCCGGTGGTGGAGACGGCCGAGGCCGACTTTAACGTGCTCGGCATCCAGATGCGTGGCTACTTCGACTTTGGCGTGGCCAAGGCCGAGTACCTCGCCGGCATCAAGGCCGACGTGTCGTGATCTTGACCCAGCGGGCCGGGACCATTTCCGGCCCGCTGGGATCCCAACCCCAAACCCAGAAAGCAGGTGATCTCAATGGCTTCTTACGTTTCCAAGGGCGATGTCCTCGACCACACGCCGGCTTCGGCCGTCGCGGCGGGCGACGTGGTCGTGATCGGCGCGATCGTCGGCGTGGCCCCCCGGCCCATCGCCGCGAACACGCTCGGCTCTTTGCAAGTCGAGGGCGTGTTCGAGATGCCGGTCGCCACGGGTGCCACCGGTGCCCAGGGCTCGGCCATCAACTGGTACGCGGTCTCCGGCGTGGCTCATGCCTCGACGGGCGTCGCGGCTGGCAAGCTCGCCAAGCCGAGGCTCGTCGGCGACACGTCGGTGCATGTGAACGTCAACAAGTAGTCCTCTCCGCAACCCCCGGTCGGTGCGCGTTTCCCCTCCGCGCGCCGCCGGGGCGTTGTGGCGTGGTGGAGGTGGTCTGTGCCCGACATGCTCGCCATTGGCTCTGCGTGGCTTGCCGGTCAGCTGAAAGCGGCTGCCGGCAGCACCGTCACGTATCGCCGCGGGCTCGACGAGGCAGAGGTCACCGCCACCATCGGGCGTTCCGAGTTCGAGGCCCAGTCGCAAAGCGGCGTGGTCGAGAACTGGGAAAGCCGGGATTACTTGATCACGTACGGCGATTTGCCGTATGGCGAGCCGTTGCGTGGTGATGTGATTGTTGAGACGGTTGGCGGCGACCTGTGCGAATACGAAGTGGCGGCCCCTCGGGGCGTGCCAGTGTTCCACCCGGGCGACGCCTTCCGGTCGGTGGTGCGGATCCATACGAAGCAGATCGAAAGCGGTGCGGCCTTCCTTGTGACCGAGGCGGGCGACCAATTGATTACGGAAGACGGCGACCTCCTGGTGGTGTGACGCATGGCCCAAAAGAAAATCACGCAGCTGCCGCTCGATACCGCCGTCACCGGGCCGGATGTCGTGCCGATCGTGTCAGACGGCGCGACGAAGCGGGTCACGCTCACGACGCTGTCGAGTTTCTTCGCCTCGGCTGGGGCCACGGGACCGACGGGGCCAGCGGGCGGCTCTGGCAGCGCAGGCGCGGCGGGACCGACCGGCCCTGCCGGGGCTGGCGAGATTTATCAGAGCGACACGGCCCCCGCGGTGGCCGCTGTGGGCGCGACCTGGCTGGACACGGCGACTGGCAAGTATTTCACCCGCTACGCCGGCCTGTGGGTCGAAGTGGGCGGCAAGCATTACCCGTGAGGTAGCCGATGCCGTTTTTCTCGCTACCGTCTGGAGCCTCGCCCGTGCTCGCCGGCACGACTGCGCCCACTGGCGGCGTCGGCAATGCGGGCGACTTGTTCATCGACCGTGCTGCGAAGTTGCTCTACGGGCCGAAGGACGCGGTTAGCGGGTGGCCTACGGGCATCGACCTGAGCAACGGGCCTACGGGCGCGACGGGCGCGGCCTCGACGATCACGGGGCCTACGGGTCCGCAGGTGACCGGCCCTACCGGCGGCTACGCGTTTGCGGCCACCGGCCCGACGGCACCGACCGGGGCTGGCATCGCCGCTGCGGGGGCCATCTGGCTCGACGACTCAACCGGCAAGTATTTCGTCCGCTACGCGACGAACTGGGTCGAGATCGGCGTCCAGGGCGAACGCGGCCCAACGGGTGCAGCCTCGACGATCACGGGGCCTACGGGCGCATCAGTGACGGGGCCTACGGGCGCAGCGTCAACGGTGACCGGGCCTACGGGCGCATCGGTGACGGGGCCTACGGGCACAGCCTCGACGATCACGGGGCCAACTGGTCCGTCTGGCGGGCCAACCGGGCCGACTGGTCCTGGAGCACAAGGCGGGATCAACGTCGCCTCGATCACGGGCACGCTGACGCTCGACACGAGCTCGGCCAAATACCAGTTCATCCAGCCGTCGGGCGCAAACCAAGACGTTGTGCTACCAACAGGGTCAGCAACCGGAGCGAACTACGTCATAAAAAACACTGACGCCACGGCCACATATTCGCTTTTCGTCAAAACAAACACAGCGACCGGTATCGCGACGCTTAATGTATTTAGCCCTGCCGTCATCGTTGTGTGGGATGGTAATAACTGGAATTCAATTACGCTTGCCGGCGGCTAATAACTAGGAACAAGCAATGCCTCTCACCTTTCCCTCCAACCCGTCGCTCAACCAGCAGACCACTACGGGCGGTCGCACCTACTCGTGGAATGGCCAGGCCTGGGAGCTCGTCGGCTCTGGTATCGCTGGACCCACGGGTCCGACTGGCACTGCCGGCTCGGCAGGTGCCGCTGGCTCGACTGGCCCGACCGGCCAAGCCGGTGCCGCCTCGACTGTAACCGGCCCGGCGGGGGCCAACGGAGCCACCGGCCCAAGCGTGACCGGCCCCACGGGTTCGAGCTACACCAACGTCGTGGTCACCCCGACGGCCTTGACGGCCAACACGACCGTCACTGGTTACAACCCCGGCTCGGGCGACATCTACCGCCTGGCCGTCACCGGCTCGACGGGCGTCAACCTCTGGGGTCTCGGGATCACCGGAGTTGACGGCGACGCCAAGCTCTTGGTCAACGTCGGGGCGACGGCACCGATCAACCTGCAGCACGCGACCGGGCCAAACGAAAACGCCCGATTCGCCGTGCCGTGGGCCGGGACGTTCGTCATGAGTGCGAACGGCGGGGCGGCCCTGATCGTGTACGACGCGACCTCGTCCGTGTGGCGGGTCGTCTGACCTTACATCCCTTACAGTACGGACATTCCCCCATGCCGATGTCGCCCCGTTTGCTCCGACCCAGGGCCAGCGGCACCGCCGTCCACCCGGAAGTTGTCGATTGGGCGTCCCGCGTGACCACCAACGGCGGCAGCGTCAGCACCAACACGCTCGCGGCGGCTTCCGCATTCTGTGCGGCCATCGACGCCGCTGGCATTCGCGGCCGTTTCGCTCGCCTTAGCCTGCTGTGTGGCAACTCCGACGCCAGCCTGAACGCTGTCCGGACGCCGCTGTATCGCTCTACGTCGTTCGGTGGCACAGGACTCGGCGGCACCATCGACACCAATATCAACTTCGTCCAGGGCGACTACGCTGAAACAGGGGCCAACGGCGGACTGAAGGGCTCCACCAGTACCGCCAAGGTTCTCGCCACCGGACTGGATAATGCCACTGTCGCCTTCGCTGGGAATGGCAACGTCCACATATCGGCCTATGTCACAGCAGCCGACTCAGGAAACACGTTCAACTACTGGGCGGGGAACGGCACGGGCTTTATTGGGCCGACCTATTCCTCCGGCTCTGGTGCGTTTTACAAATACTCTTCGATGGATTTGCTTAGTTCAGCGTCTTCGTTTACGGGGCATTTCATTGGCACCTCAACCAGTGGCTCTGCGCATGCCTGCTATTCCGCAGGTGCGTCTATAGCGACAAGCAGTACAGTTACGAATCAGCCTTGGAGTGGCGAACTGGCGGTGTTCAATAACTCTGCATCCTCTCCGCTCGCCGCCCTCGGCACCGACTCCCGCCTAGCCGCTTACTCATTCGGCCCGTCCCTTAACGCCACGCAGGCTGCGGCATACTACGCCGCCATCCAAGCGTTCCAGACGGCACTGGGGAGGAACAAGTGACACTAGGCGACTTGACGCTGCCAATCTCCTACGCTGACGCCATCCAATACGCCCTGGTGTTCACGCCGCAGCTTGCGGCCCGGCTGGCTGAACTGCACGCCCAGTATGGCAGGCCAGACTGCGTACCTGTTCCAGCCACCCTGTCTGACGGGCGGCTGATGCTGGGGGCTGACTTACTGACTGCCATCGAAGGCGACGGCTGGCTCGCGCCGATGTGGGCGGCGGCAGACAAGAGCGTGCTAAACGCACAAGTGGTGGTGATGCCGCTGGCTGACGCGGTTGCGTTGCTGCCGCCGTCGCCGCCACTCTAGCGCTGCGCTACACCCACAGAGTGCGGTCGCGCCGGGTCTGGATAAGCATTGACCCAGTTGACGCAGCGCGTAGGCTCGCGTTGTACCCGTAGGAGACGCGAATGTACGGCGATGCAACCAAGGTCAAGGCTGCCTGCGGTGCTGCCCATGGCAGCCGCTCGCTAACGGAGCCGACCAGGACGGTCGAAGTGTTCATGGCCGGCGACATCGGCCACGCCAAGCAAGTAATCCGGCGTTTCTGCCGTGACGTTCCCTGCTGCGTAACCGTCACGCCGACGACATTTATCTATCGGGGCGGCGAGGAGACGGGGTTCGTTGTGGGCTTTCGCAACTACCCGCGATTCCCATCCGACTCCTGCACGCTGCGGGCGACGGCCGCAGACTTGGCTGAGAAGCTCCGCGACGAGCTTGGGCAAGACTCGTACATGACCGTGGACGCTGACGGCATGACGACATGGAGCACGACACGCAATGCCTGAACACCACTTCCTCAATCTCGGCGCTGGCGTCCAATCGACGGCCCTCTACCTCTTGAGCATCGACGGCGACGAGCCGGAAGTGCCGCGATTCGATGCGGCCATCTTCGCCGACACACAGGAGGAGCCGGACGAGGTCTACCGGCACCTTGAGTGGCTGGAGAAGCAGGGCGGGCCGCCGATTGTGAGGACGACAGCGGGGCGGCTGGGCGATGCGCTGGATCAAGGATCGGACGCAAGAGGAAACAAATGCACTGACGGCAGCCATTACATTTCAATCCCAGCGTTCACCATCCATCCGCAGACAGGACAGAAGGGAATCATACAGCGGCAATGCACAGCCGACTTCAAGGTCAAGCCGATTGAGCGACTGATCCGCGAGCACTGCGGCGGGCAGTTCGGCAGGCCGCTGCCGAAGGAAGTAATCGTCCACCAGTACATGGGGCTGTCGTTTGACGAGCCGAAGCGGGTCATCCGCGTAAAAGAGCGGTTCATGGCAAAGCCGTCGAACTGGAAGGTGCATTTCCCGCTTTGGGAAATGCAGTGGGATCGCGGCGATTGCAAGTCCTACCTGCGGGAGCGGATGCCATACGAAGTGCCACGGTCGGCCTGCGTGTTCTGCCCGTTCAAGTCAGACGAGGAGTGGCGGCGTCTCAAGGCCGACGATCCCAACGGCTGGGATCGGGCCGTACACATCGACAAGGTGTGCCGCACTGGTACAGGCTTGGATGCCCACCGCTACCTGCACAAATCCTGCCAGCCGCTAGACGAGGTTGACCTGCGGCCAGCCGACGAAAAGAGCGGGCAGATGAATATGTTCAAGCACCTACGCGGGTTTCAGGACGAGTGCGAGGGCTACTGCGGGAACTGAATGACGCTACACACCGTAGGAAAAGCCGGTCGCGATTCGCGAACACCGAACACACCCCGCCGCCAGCCGACGCCGCGCCCTACGGCGTCTATGGGGCTGACGGTGGGCAGCCCCCAGGCGTAACGCGGCCCGACAACGGCGTGGCGACGATGGGACGGGGGCAGTGGCTTTGCAACGAAACCAACCGAGCTTTCGCATTTCGGGAAAATGGAAAATGACCCTCCCCGCCGAACGAACCAGTAGCGTCATCCGCACGCAGGATTTCCTGCTGCGGCTCGCATCGCCGTACAACGGCGGTCTGAAGGGCATCCCGAAGCCCGTCCGCGAGGAGGCTAGGCGGCTGCTGCGGCACTATCCCCACTGGTTCGACCTCGGCCGTGCCGATGCGTTCGACACCGAGGCCGCCAGCCGGATCGCGAGCCAGGACGAGCGTTGACCCGATTGACGGCGGCGGTAGGCTGCGGGCATGAAGGCTCTGCTACGGTTCGACCTGAGCGACCCCGACGACGCCCGCGAGCATCGCTACGCCCTGGCGGGCCGGGATGCCTTGATCGCCCTGGATGTGATCGACAACCGCTGCCGGTCGCTCCTGAAGCACGGCGAGCCGTCGCCTGAGACGGAGCGGGCCTTGGAGGAGATTCGCAGCCTGATCCCGCACGAGCTTGTGGAGTTGCTGGTATGAATTCCCGCTCGGGACAGTCCGATTGCAAAACACGCGATTTGGGCGATGACGTTCCCGCTCGGGACAACACGCTCACCGACGCGGAGCGCGAGGCGGTGGCGTTCATGCTCCGACACGCGGCGGTCGCCGCAGACGGTTGGGCGTTCGCTGACTCCGCCGACTACCGCATGCACCACGACGCCTTGTTCGGGCTGCTTGCCCGCACACAAGCTGACGAGAAGTGCCAATAGATGCGCAGTCTGGAAGAAAAACGTGGCATTAATGCTTACAGATTGACCATATGATCGGGGAGTTTCCGGCGTCGGAAACTGACTGAATCAGGGAAACGCACAACACGCCACAGAGACACGCATGAACGGCGATCCGCTGGATGAACTGGACGAGCAGGCTGCGGAGATCGCTCGCCTGCGGTCGCAGCCCTGCCCTTACGTTGTCGGCAGAACCACGCTGCACTGCTCGCTGACGCCGTTCACGCTCACCGACGCGGAGCGGGAGGCGATCCAGACTGCGATGAACGCCTACGGCGAGAATAACGACGACCGAGAGTGCGAGAGGATTGAGGCAACCCTTTGGGGATTGCTAGAGCGAACGAAGTGACCATACACGCCGCAGGTAGAGACGCAAATGACACACCGTGAACTGAAATCACTTGTCAGGCAGTTTTTGCGAGAGATTCGGCACGTTCCGTTTCGGGCCGTAGACTGCGATCAAGACGCCGTCGATGAACTTCGCAGGCGGCTTCGGAAGGCTGCTGGCCCAGCCCGCAAGCGGCGGGCGGCGGTGCGCTACTGAGCGAAAGTGCGGCTATACCCAAACGGGTATGACGCTACTGCGGCGAGGTGCCGCCGCTGACTGACCCCCTGCGGCTCGCCCGCCGCGGTCGGCACACTTGGCCGCCATGACCGGCCATGAGCACGACCTCGCCCTCTGCGTCCACAGCTACTACGTCGGCGAGCTCGACGCCGGACGCCGGGCGTGCGAGCGGATCCTCGCCCGGCCCGACCTCACGGAAGAGATCGAGCACATGGTGCGGACCAACCGGACGTGGTACACGCCCACGCTCGACGAGCTCGCCAGCGTCCACCACCAGCGGATCGACGTAGAGCCGGCCCATGAGGGCTGGAGCCTGTTCAACCCCACGCTCGCGAGCTACGGCGGCGACCTAGTCGCCCTGGTGCGATCCTCGAATTACCAGATCATCGACGGCCGCTACGAGATGCCTGCGGCCGACGGCGGCTGCATCCGTACCGAGAACGTGCTCGTCAGGCTGCGGCCCGACCTCACCGTCGCCTCGGCACGCGTCGTCACTGGCCCCGACTACCCACGGACCGGCTTCGCAGTCACCGGCCTGGAGGACTGCCGGCTGCGATATACCCAAACGGGTATAGGCGTCTCGGCCACCGTCCGCGACGTGAGCCCCTTCGACGGCCGCTGCCGGATCGCGACCGCGGACCTCGATCTGCGGGCGGCCACGTTCTCGGGGCTGCGGGTGCTCGACGGGATCCACGTCCAGGACCACGAAAAGAACTGGATGCCGTTTGTGGGCCGCGAGGGCTGGCTCTACGCGGCGAACCACAACGGCCACGTCGTCACGGTGGACCCCAACGGCTCGATCCCGGGAGCGTGGCAGATTTCGCAGCGTCGCCCGTCGCCGGCCCTCGCCAAGCGGTTCCGTGGCGGCTCGCAACTGCTCCAGTTCGACGACGGCTGGCTCGGCCTGGTGCACGAGGTGGCGGGCCTCGGCAACCGCCGCGTCTACGAACACCGGTTTATCTGGCTGGACGCCGACCTTGAACTGCTGCGGGTCTCGCCCGCGTTCGCGTTTCGCGAAAGGCAGGCGATCGAGTTTGCCGCCGGGCTGGCGGTCAACGGCCACCGGCTGGTGGCCAGCTACGGCGTACGTGACGCCGAGGCGTGGATCACGGCGATCGAAGCCGACGACCTGCGGAGGATGCTCTATGCCGTCACCGTTTGAGGTGAAGATTTCCAAGACGCTGGCCGATGCGTGGCGGCCACACGACTGGTTCCAACTCGACGAGCGGGTCGCCCGGCACTACTACCGCAAGGCCAGCGTGGCCGCCGACGTGCGGCCGAAGCGGGTAATTGAGATCGGCACGCGGTGCGGCTACTCGCTTGTGTCGTTCGCCACGGCCTGCCCCGACGCCCGCTACCTGTGCATCGACGGGGCGGCCGATGACGACAGCCTCGACTGCCTCGCCCACTGGCAGAGCGTGGTGGAGCGATGGGCGATCGACGCCTCGCTTGTGGTGGTCAACAGCCGGGCGGTTCGCAGCCTGCCGCCGGCCGACTTTGCCCACGTAGACGGCGACCACTCCTACGCCGGGGCGCTGCACGACCTGCACCTCGTGGCCCAGGTGCCGGTGATCCTGGCCGACGACTGCTGCAACCCCGAGGTGCGGAAGGCGGTCGAGGAGTTTGCCCGCGAGAAGCGGCGGCGCGTGGATTTTATGAACGACGGGCTTCGGGAGGCAGCGGTCATCACATGAAGATCGGCGTCTACGCTCTGGCAAAGAACGAACGAAAGCACGTAGAGGCGTGGGCCGACTCGTGCCGGGAGGCCGACGTGCGGGTGGTCACCGACACAGGATCCACCGACGGCACGCCGGGGATCCTGATGCAACAGGGCGTTACGGTCTGTAACGGCTACGTCGTGCCCTGGCGGTGGGACGATGCCCACAACCTGTCGCTCCACCATCTGCCGCCCGATGTCGATGTCTGCATCCGGCTTGACCTCGACGAGCGGCTGCAGCCCGGGTGGCGTGAGGTGATCGAGCGGGAGTGGGACGACGCCCACAACAACCTCCGCTATCGCTATGTGTGGTCGTGGAAGGCCGACGGCGCGCCGGGGCTCGTCTTCTACTCTGACCGCATCCACGCCCGTCACGGATTCCGCTGGACGGCAGCGACGCATGAAGGGCTCGTCGCCTGGAACGGCGAGAAACGGCAGAAGTTTGTCGAGGGGCTGGAAATCCACCATCACCGCGACGCCGGCAAGCGGCACAAGACCGATCTCGCCCTGCTCCAGGTGGCCGTGCGAGAGGCCCCGCACGACGCCCGTGCCTGGTGGTATCTCGCCCGCGAAATGGAGTGGGCCGGCGACCCGCAGGCTGCGGCGACGTTCGTCCACTACCTCGGAATGAAAGGCGGCATGTGGACCGAGCGGGCCTACGCCTACCGCGCCCTGTTTCGCCTGACGGGCGACGAGAAGCATTTACACCACGCGGCGAAGGAGGCGACCGGCGAGCCCGACGCCTGGCAGCAGCTGGCGTTCTGCCACTACAAGCGGCAGGAATGGCGGGAGTGTCACGCCTTCGCCGCCCAAGCGATCAACGCCGACGGCCAGGGCACGCATGCGACCGATCCCGAGGCCAAGACAAAGGCCTACGACCTCGCCAGCGTGGCGGCCTGGAATCTCGGCCTGCGGCCCGAGGCCCTCCAGTTGGCGAGGGAAGCCGTGGCACGATGCCCGGGAGACCCACGCCTGACGGGCAACGTCGAGGCAATGGAGCGAATCCTGGAGGCCGCCGCGTGAGCCTGCTCAAAGACCTCGCCGACGCCTTGGCGGAAGCCTTGACCGGCTATTCGTGGAGCACTGTGGATGCGGCCCCGTCTGTATCGCGATCTAACTGGCCAAGCGTTGATATCGACGACATGGCCAACCCGGTGATCGTGGTCTCGCCAGGGAGTCAAAACGAAATCACTCGGGTCGATCGCTCAAAGCACCAATTCGACTACGAAATAAATGTGTTTGTTGGCCGGCACACCCCGACCGAGTCTGCCGCAAACCAAATGCTGGAGTTTGCGGAAGAAATCGTCGATGTGCTGCTCGCGAACGACTGGGGCGAACTGCAATTTCCAGCGACGAGCCCAATGTCGATCAGCCTCGACATCAACCCAGACGAGGGCCTGCAGGAACGCAACGTCTGGCGGGCCGTGATCTCGGTCACGTACAGGACGTTCCGCTGATGATCGGCGTCACTGTGAAGACGCGGGTCAAGATGAACGTGCGGCACGTCCGCAACCGCTACAAGGCGGGCAACAACAAGGCCCTCGACGCCGCGGGCTCGATGGTGCGGCAGTCGGCCAAGAAACAGTTCTCGCACCGGACGGTAAAGAAAAAGCCGCAGTGGCAGAAGGTCGGCGAGAAAGACGGGCGGCCCGTGCTCTCGATGGAGTTCCGGCCCCCAACGGCCGGCAAGGTCACCAGCTGGAAGAACCCTCGGGGCCGCGGGGCCACGACTACCGGTTTCCTGCGGACGATGGTCGAGTATCGACGGGACGACCGGAAAGAGTCGGTCGTGATTGGGCCGATGGACAAGGCGACTTGGCTCAACAAGCTTCAGGAGTTCGGCGGCTCGGCCCCTCGCGTCCTGAAACTGATCGGTCGCTACCCGGGGAAGTCGAAGCTCCTGCAGAAGTTCAAGCCGCCTGCCGGGATGCTCGGCAACGCTGGCGGCGGGCGAACGCAGGCCCGCGACAAGCGGGGGCGATACCGCCGCGGGGCCGCGTACGTCGGTATCTGGGTCGATCCGGCCCATACCCGAAAGGTGCACAAGGTGCTCCTTCGCGACACGGGCAAGATCAAGCCGGGGCGGTTCATGGCGAAGGGCCTCGACGCCAAGCGGGCCAAGCTCGCTGAGAAGTGGCGGGGCAAAATCACCGGCCCGTGACGCATCCACACCCCCTGCGGCGACCCTGCCCGCCAGCCCTATCGTGAGCGGCACACCCCGCACACGGAGCAGGCCACATGGCAGTGACCCTCGGCAAGGACGTGACGATCACGGGCATCGCAAACGCCCGCAGTGTCACGGTCAACAACTCGGCGAGCGAGATCGACGTGACCAAGTTCGGAGACACGGCCCGCAAGTTCCGAAAGGCGCTTATCGAGCAGACCGTCGAGGTCGAATGCGTGGACGACCCAGGCGTCGAGGCCGGAAACACGTTCACGCTCGGTGGAACGCGTACCGGAAACGTCGCGTACGTCGTGACCAGCGTCGCGCAAGCCGATCCGGTCGATGGGATTCAGACGTGGACCGTATCCGCCAGCCGCCACGCCGCATAACTCAGGAGCATCTCCATGTCCATTGTTCTTGGTAAGGACGGCTCGGCCCCTCCGTTCGGCGCTGACATCATCTCGGCGACCTATACGGAAGAGTGCGAAGTCATCGACGTGACGAACCGCGCTAACGAAGGCGGCGCGGCAGGTGAAGCTGGTTATCGGGCCTACAAGGCCGGTTTCAAGACGAAGATGTGGGAGATCGAGTGCCACGACGCCACGGGCGTGGTCACGCAGTTGACCACAAACGCGTCGTCTGGTTTTACGGTCATGAGCGTCAACGAGAACATCGGCATCGACGGAGCCGTGACGTTCACGATCACCGCACGGGAGGCTTGATCCCGTGGCGATCCTGCTGGGCAAAGATTGCGCCGTCGATATCGGCGGGCAGGTCTTTTCCGCCCGGCAGGTGAGCGTCCAGCGTACCGCCCGCACGATCGACGTAGAGGAGTTCGGGAGCCGGATGGCAACCGTCTACTCCACTGGTTACGACACCGTGCTCTCGTGCGAATTCAACGATTCGGATGACGCTGGCGGCTTCCGCGAGGCGCTCATTAACGGGCAGCAGTTGTTAGTCCTCAGCACCGGCGGCGCGGGGCTCACGATGCCTGCCGTGATTACAAGCTTTTCCGAAAACCAACCCGTCGATGGAGTGGTGACCTGGACCGTGGAAGCACGGCTATGTCGCGACGGCTTGGCCCCTACGTGAGGTGAATAATGCGGGAGTTTCGTGACAACGAGGGTCGTCCCTGGCAGGTGGCGTTAACCGTGGCATCTGCCCTGCGGGTGCGGAACATGGTCACGGTGGACGTGACGGTCGAGGAGGAGTTGCCAGACGGCGGCGTGAAGACTGAACGCAAGACGCTGCCCTTTGACCTTGTCGATGTGGCGTCGCTGTCGCAGACGTTCCAGGTGCTTCGCGGCCAGTTCGCCAAAGTGGGCGAGTCGCTGTACGCGATCCTGACCAAGCAGGTTGAGGAGCGGAAGCTGACGAAGGATCAGTTCCTCGACGGGCTTCGCGGCGATTCCTTAGAGGCGGGAGCGAAGGCCCTGGAACAGGAGCTTGTCGATTTTTTCCCCCAGCGCCTCCGTCGAATGGTCGGGCTCCTCGCGGCAAAGATGGACGAAGTGGCCGGCGAGATGCTCGACAAGGCGGAGGCGGGGCTGGCGGAGGTGAAGGCGTCGGATCTGCCTGGAGTGCGATCTGGGAAGCCGCAGGAATCCTCGGCGTCCACCCCGGCGAGTGGACCTTCCGGCAACTCGCCGCAGCCCGAGACGCCCGCCTCGAACACGACTGGTGGCACACCGCCAACGTGATGGCGGCGATCTTCAATGTGAACAGGGACCGCCGCAAGCCGCCAATCGACCCGTCAAAGCTACACCCCTTCGCTCGCAAGAAAGCAGTCCGCCAGGCCACACCAGAAGAGATCGCAAAGCTTTTTGGGCCTGACTGGCACACGGTAGAAACATGAGCGCATCGAAGGTCAGGGCCGGTCAGGCGTTTGTCGAGATCGGTGCCGACCCGCGCAAGTTCTTTGCGGCGCTCGGCAAGATTAACGCCCAGATCGGCAAGATCGGCAAGTCGATGGCGGGCGTTGGCGGAAGGATGACCGCCATCGGTGCCGGCATGGCCGCCCCGTTCGTGGCCTCGGCTATGGCCGGGGCACGGTTCCAGGACGTGCTGCTCAACGTCCAGGCGTCCACCGGGGCGACTGCGGCCGAGATCGACCAGGTCCGCAAGGCTGCCCTGTCGATGTCGCAGGCCCTCGGCGTCGGGCCGACCGAGGCCGCTGCCGGCTTCCTTGAACTGCTGAAGGCTGGCATGTCGCTAGAGCAGGTGCTCGGCGGTGCCGGCGAGGCGGCGATCGCGTTTGCCAAGGTCGGCGGCATGGCCGTGGCTGACGCCGCGGTCGTGATGGCCGACGCCATGAACGTGTTCAAGGTGAGCGGCGACGTGGCGGCGAACACGCTCTCGGCTGCGGCCGACGCGAGCTCGACCTCGATCGAGGGCATCGCCCAAGCGTTCTCGCAGGTGTCGGCCGTCGCTGGGCTCGCCAACCAATCCATTCAGGACACGGCCGCTGCGTTGGCTGTGCTGGCCAACGCGGGCATCAAGGGATCAGACGCCGGCACGAGCCTGAAGACGATGCTGATGCGGCTCATGGCACCAGCCGACGATGCCGTCGGAGCCTTGGAGCAGGTGGGCCTATCGGTGCAGTCGTTCCGCAACGCCGACGGCACGATGAAGCCGATGGTCGAGATCATCGGCACGCTCTCGACCGCCCTCGAAGGCATGGACCAGGCGGCAAAGGACGACATCTTCCGCCGCATCTTTGGGTCCGACGCGATCCGGGCCGCCGCCGTGATGACTTCGGCCGGCGTCGATGGCTTCAACGCCATGCGGGACGGGATGGCCGGTGCGATGTCGGTGGGCGACAAGTTCGCCACGATGTCGAGCGGGCTGTCGGGGGCGATGGCGAGCCTGTTCGCCGCGATGGAGCGGCTGGCGATCGCTGTAAGCGATGCCGTGGCCCCGGCTCTGATGGCCCTCGCCGGGCCAATCACGGCGGTGGTCAACGGCTTCGCGTCAATCGTGAGCAACAACCAAGAGCTCGTGGCCAACATCGCCAAGGGCGTGGCCGTGTTTAGCGCTGTCGGCGCTGTCTTGGTCGGCGTCGGGGGCTCGCTGCAACTGGTGTCGTTTGGGCTGGGCGGCCTGATCAACGCCGCGTCGCTCGTCGTGGCTCCGATCATGGGCATCATCACCACGCTGGCCGGGTTGGTCATGTCGTTCGTGTCGGCCACGGCTGGCGTGCTCGCCTACTCGGCCGCGTCGGTGGCGGCGGCCGTTGCATCCGGTACTGCGTGGGCCGTGGCCAACGCCCCGCTCTTAGCCCTTGTGGCGGTGCTCGCTGCCGCGGGCGGCTTCGTCTTCTACATGCTCGGAGGCTTTGAAGGCATCTCGTCTGCACTGAGCGGCGGGTTTGCTACGGCCGTGAGCGATGCGACGACACTTCTGACCGACCTTGGCAACATCGGCAGCACGACGTTCTCGGGGCTGTACGAAGCCATTGCCGGCGGCGACCTCCAGGGCGCAATGGACATCGCCATGGCCGGGCTCTACGCCGCCTGGGCTCGCGGGTCCGAGGCGATCATGGGCTCGGTCGATTCGTGGTCGGCGTTCGTGCAGAACACCGTGACCTACATGTGGGCCGGCATCAAGGGCGTGTTCGGCGACTCGATCAACTGGGTGCTCAACGCGTTTGACGACATGGTCGCTGCCGTCCAGAAAAGCTGGAACTACGTCCAGAGCTTCATCAAAAAGGGCTTCGACCTCGAAGCTGAAAACAAGAAGGTCACCGACGCCAACGCGGCCCGCAAGCGTGAGCGGGAGGCGGCCCGTGGCTCAGATGTCGAAATGAAGAAGGCCGATGATATCGCGGCCGGTCGGCATGCGGAAAACGACAGGCGAGCCGAGGAGCGACGGGCCAATACGGTGGCAGCGGAGCAGACCCTCGGACAGAAGGCCAGCGGAGCCAAGAACCGACGCGTCCAGGGCGAGCAGTTCGCCGACCTCCTGAAGAACATTGAATCCGCGTCGTCGATCGAGCAACTCCAGGACCTCTACGGCGAGTTCGACGCCCTCTCGTCCAACGGCCGGCTTTCGGCGCAGCAAGCCGCCACGATTGAGGCGGCCCTCGAAGACGCCCAGGAGCGGATCAGCAAGGCCGGCAGTGCCGCAGCAGGCGGGGCCGCAGCGGCTGGCGCTGGCGGAAAAGCGGCCGACCCGGCAGGCATCCAAGACGCTGCCGGTCAGGCCGCACAGAACCAAGGCGAGAGCGTCGGTTCGTTCTCCGCGTTTGCAGCTGGTGGTATGGGTGTGGGCGGCAGCATCCCGCAGAAGCAGCTAGAGACGCTGCAACGGATCGAGCAAAACACGCGCGAAGGCGACGGCGGCGTCGTGAAGGAGTAGCGGATGGCGATCCAGTGGGTCGAAGACAACGAGTCGCGGACAGCCACGATCGTACGGCCGGGCCGCAAGGCCACAAGCACGATGGTGAAGTCGTGGAAGCTGTTTGGTTCCACGGACGACATCGAGGTGCACGCCGATGTCGTTCGCAACCTGAACGTCCGGGCTCTCTACTGGAACTATCCGGCCGGCTCTGCGGCTGGGCAGTTGCAGGCCGACAGCTACACCCTCGAATACCTTGGCGGCGACGCGTGGCACCTCACGGTCAACTACTCCAAGGAGGGAGCGGAGGACGAAGAGCAGGAGGGGCCGATTCGCCGCTCGCGATCGTTCGACACGGGCGGCGGCCAAGAGCACATTACGCAGGCCATTGCAGGCAAGGTGTCGGAAAAAGGGAAGACGCCCAACCTGACTGACGGCGACAAGGTGATCGGCTTTGACGGCCAGAACGTCAACGGCGTGGACGTGATCGTGCCGCAGTTGTCGTGGCAAGAAAACTACGAGGTGCCGTCGTCGTACGTGAAGGCCGAGTACATCAAGAAAGTTTCGCAGTGCACGGGCACGACCAACAACGCCGAGTTCCGGGGCTTCAAGGCGGGTGAGGTGCTGTTTATTGGATGCTCTGGATCGCAGGAGTGGGACAAGGACAAAGGCGACGGGCCTTGGGCGCTGGCGTATAAGTTTGCCGTGTCTCCCAACGCTGGGGCCGACCAGACGCTGCCGGCACTTACGATCGGCGAGATCGTAAACATCGAAAAGAAGGGCCACGAGTACCTCAACACGTATTACGAAGACGACGTACGGGATAACAAAATTTGGAAGGTGCCCAAGATCGTGTGGGTGCACCAGGTCTACCGCGAGAGCAACTTCGCCGATCTAAGCATCGGCACTGACACGACGGGGCTCTAATGGGCAACCCTACTCGCAAGGATGGCCGCATTGAGCCGGGCCAGAAGCTTGGCTCCGCTATCTCGGCCCGCGCGTGGAACCGGGCGCAGGATGCGGCCGACATCGTGCTCGGCGAGCGAGATAAATTCTTATCGCCAGGACAGGAGGGGCCGCCTCGGGCGTCAAACATCTTGCTTGTGCGAAACAACAGCGGCGAAGATGTGCCGTGGCTGGGCGTGCTTGGCCTTGGCAATCCAGTCACCTCAACCGCAAGTAATTCCTCGGCTCAATTCACGTCTGACATGGTGCTCTCCGGCGTAATGCCACAAGGCGGCGACCAGGCCGTCGGGGTGGCCGTCGAGCCAATCGCCGCTGGAGCGGTCGGTCGCGTGGCTATTTCCGGTCGGTTTCCGGCCAAAATCAAAATCCTGACGACGGCCCACAAGTACGCCCGAGGGCGGGCCGACGATGTCACGCAACTCATCACGGCCGAGTGCGGGCCTCTACGAATAGTGTGGATGGGCTCCGGCACTGACGGGGTCATGGCCGCCGTGATTGGATAGCCATGGCCAACTGCAACTGCTGCGGCTGCATTGTTGTTGACGTGCTGCACAAGTACGCATACGGCAACTCACGCTACACGTTCTCGGCCGTTCAGTCGCTGCTCACGCAAGGCGGCACGCTCATCGACTGTAGTGCCGTGGCACACCCGTCAACGGTCACGACATCGCGGGCGTGGTCCGTGGATGCGTATGAGATTTTCGGGCAGATCACGGGCACGGCCACCGGCGGAAGTTCGTCGTTTGACCTCGGGGCATTTAGCGTACGCATCGGAGCGACGTGGAGCCCTGTGCCGGGGCGAGAGACAGGCAACGTCTACATCTACGACGAAGAGCATCCGCCTACGCAGGCGGAGAAAAACGTCGCGGCGTCCGTGTCGCTTTTTGGGACAACGCAAGCCACGGCCAGAGGCGAGCTTATCGCGCGTGACGCGCCTGAGGGTTTTGCGGATTCGTGGATGATTTATTTTGACCCAGCCGATCCGCCAACGCTTAATGCGACCAATTGGCCCAATTCACTAGAGCCCACTCGCGGCTACTATCTTGGCTACAACGGACTCGGATCGCACTACATTCGCAGCGCATATTTTGTCGATGTTCAGGCGTCCATCGTTGAATCGCTGGATTTCGGCTCACCGCTTGATCCGTACAGCGGCGACTTTAAGCCGTTTCTCGTCAGGGCATTGACAGACCTTCCCGAGCCGGCAGGCGACGTTGCCACCCTCGCTGGAACTCGATCCCTCCCGGCCCACCCAGGCACGCTGCTCAACGACTTTATAGAGCGGCCGTTGGAGGAGTTGGAGTCGGTCGTCATCTACGCCGAATCGGTTTCGCTTCAGCCACTCGCGACTGGCAACGAACTGGCCTGGGCCGCGCACCTGCCGGGCGTTAGCGGTTACTCTGGAAACACGCCGCCCAACACAGAAGGTTTTGACCCTAAAAGGTCGTTGGAGTTTCAAGGCCAGACGATGCTGATCGTCGCCGGCCACATCTATTCCGGCTTCAGCACTCCAGCCGGCCTCGACGTTGGGATTGTGTGCCTGGCGAGCGGCACGGCGGAGGAGATTCCGGCGAATGGCTTTTGCACTGCATTTGCGAGCCGCGGGCCTGCTTCGATTCCTTCGTCATACAACGGCCAGGACGCGGCGAAGTCTCACGCGACCTACTATCGCGACGGCGTCGAAGTGCTTACGGCAGTCAATCCGACGCAAGAGGCAATCAATGCGGCAACCAAGGCCGAGGGCTCGTATCTCGTCGTGACGGTGCCTGCCGAGGATCCATGGGAAGGCTCAGGCCCAGACTTCAGGCGATGGAACCCCGGGTTCCATAAGGCCTATTCGTCTTTTATTCGCGACATCACGAAACCGGCCGTTGGATACACGGTCCCAAACGATCTGTTCTGGGAGCTCGATTTTTTTGGCCAGCCGAAATATCTTCCAGCCGGCCGTGTTGTCTCCACTGAGCCGCTATCTGGCAAGCGCCCGGGATATAACGTCACCGGCAAGCAATACCTGTGCGAGCCAGACGAGCGGGCAAATGGATTTTTTGCGAGGCCGAGTAGTCGGATTGCATTCCGCGATGCGGCCAGCGGAGCGTACATCTCAGGGCCGGGGGATTACACACTCAGTCCCTATTTCAGCCTGGCGTTTCTCGCGGAATGGAATATCGGTGTTTTGGCGACGAGCGACGAGGCTGGAAACGCCCCGCTCGGTATTCCAGCGGTGCCATGGAAGTCGCACCAAATCCCCGCCGACAACCATCGCGGCGCAGTGGCAACGCTTACGGACGTTGGCCTGCAGACGTGCGAATACTGGCGGGCGCGAAGGCAGTCAGAAAAGGTGTCGTCTGTCACGCTGACGTTTGATCGCAAGATTGACCCAGAAGGCGTCGATGTCGGCCAGTTCACGCTCACGAAATGGCTGCCCGACGGCACGCAGGAAGACGTGGATGGCATTGAGGTCGAGGCAGTTGGCGACGGCAGCCGGGAGTGGAAGGTCACGGTGCCGACCGCCGCTCAAGAAGAGCGAATGTTCTTGGTGCTTACGTACGACCCGGCAGGCGATGTATTCACCGACGACATTGTGACCATTGAACTCTCGTCGATTGATCGCCGCCCTCAGCCGGGGCAAGTCAAAGCGATCTACGTCTACCCGGACCCTGAAGATCCAGAGCAGACCAAGCGTTCGTACTGGGGGCGAGCCCTCGGCGTGAGCACCGGTCCTGTCGGGTATCACGACCTAGAGGAGGGCGATCCGCCGGTAGACCTAGCCGGGTTTCCCTACGATCCAGAGCCGTGCGTGCTTGCGGCTCGAACGTCGTGGCTGATGGCCGACGAAAGCGGGTGGCCGCGGCTCATCGACACGAGCTCGACGACCGGGCCGTATGCCATCGGGCGAGTGGCAAGCCTCTCCGGGACAGTGACGCTCGGCAAGACTGCCTTTGAGAATGCCTCCAAAAAGCTGTCCACCGTATCGGCGTCTGCGACCGTGACCGTTCCTGTGACAATCGGCGAGTATTCGCCGCGACTGATCCGCGACGGCTACGTGCCGGGCGTGCCGCCGCTTACGTCGCCGCCTCCTGGGCATTCGTATTTCGGGCTGACGACCACAATCGATCCCTGCCCGCCGGCCAGCCTTTCGGCGTGCGTCGCGCCGTCGGCGGCCCAACTACACGCTTCCGCGATCCGCTGCGACGAGGACATCGACGGCTTTGAGGTTGAGCTCGTCGCGTACCAGGGCAATGCCGAGGCCGATTTTACGAAGACGGATTACGGCAACGTCGGCGACTTTTCCGTCGTTCCGACCAATAGCGAAGCAAGTCCAGCAACAACCACGGCCGCAATACTCCTCGCCAAAGACGGTGGGCCGATCTCGTTTGCCAAGACGCTCCAGGGCGAGACGCTACCGCAGAACGTCTGGATGGCCGTCGAGTCGGTGCGCGGGGCCGAACTGCCAATCCGCGAAGCCGTTTCGCGCCCGCCCGACGCGGTGCGGACGAGCGGCGACTATGAGGGCGAGTGGTATCGCGTGCGATACACGTTTGAGAACAAGATGTATTCGCAAGCCGAGGTATTGGAGTGGGAGCCGATGCTGGCCGCTATGCCGGACGTGCAACGAGCCGACGGCACAATAGTAAACGGACCTGTTGGCGGCTTTTACGATCCTGAAGAAATTGAATTCCTGCCAGGCGACAGATATGCGGGGGGCAGTTTTCATGCGCCGTCAACGATTGGAAAGCTAATTCCCTGGTGGCTCTATCGTCGCCCGCCGGAAGTGTGGCCTGATGACTGGTCTGTAATTCGCCACGAAGATAGCGGCGTCGTCCGGCAGTTGTCGGGCGGAGCGATTACGCAGACGGGCCTACAAGCGTGTTTGTCTGCGTGGCGAGATCATCGCACGTATCCGGCACTCAAGACAACGACGCTTGGTGATCTGTCGCTGGCGATCTCGGTGCGCGTCACATTGCGAGCCGATGTCGATTACGTGGATTGGCAGCTAGAGCCGCAGCTTTTCGCTACGGTAAGCGGAGACGCGAATTGGGCTGAGTTGTACGAGTACGAAGACGATGCTTTATTGCAGGGCCAGTTAGGTCCAAACTGGATTGCGTCGCGAGGCACAACCAACGGAGGGGCGTTCATTGGCGGCGCTTCGTCCGACCCAGGCGAGTACGAGCGGCAGTCACCGTACAAGCAAGGGTTTGCACTGCTTGGCGGCCTCGCCGCATGGCAAAAGCTTGAAGACGCCACGGAGGCCGATTCTCGCAGTGTCACGCACCAGTTTTGCGCCGACATCTCCGACGTGCTCGTGCTCAACAAGTTCCAAGAGGAGCAGCTGGCGGAAGGCGAGGACGTGATGGTTCGGGCGTCCGGAATCCCAGACGGCACGCGGACGTGGTATTGGCGGATTCGGAAGACCTGAGCCAGCCACCCCCTGCGGCCGGCTCGACAGGCCCCGTACCCTAGCGGCATGTCCCCCTTTCGCCTGGCCCTCGCCGACCGGCTCGACCACCCGCCGCTCCTGGTGCCGCCGATCCGCGAGCTCCGCGGCGTGGTCATCGTGGCCGGCGGCGATCTCTACAGCCGGCTTGCATTCCACCTGATCACCGCCCTCCGTGGCCTCGGCTGCCGGCTGCCCGTCGAGCTCTGGCACTTCTCGCACGAGATGCCCGCCGCGATCCGTGGCGTGTTCGCCCCCGAGCCCGGCGTGCGGCTGGTGGATGTGGGCCAGTTCTGTCGCGAGCGTGGGATCGCTACGCGGGCCGTGGCGGGCCGATCCGCCCAGCACTCGGGGTGGTGGCTCAAGTCGTTCGCCCTCGCTCACACGTGCTTTGCCGAGGCCATGCTGATCGACGCCGACAACGTGCCGGCGACCGACCCGACCTACCTCTTCCACGACAAGGCCTACGAGCGGGCCGGCGCGATGTTTTGGCCCGACCTGCCGCCGAGCCGCGAGCGTGGCCAGTGGGTGCCCGAGGGTGCGTGGCGGGCCGTGGGCCTGGAGCCCGTGCCCGGGGCGAGGCCGTTCGAGTCGGGGCAGATCCTCGTGGATCGCCGCCGGCACTTCCAGGCTCTCGACGTGGCCCTCTGCCTGAACGACTGGAGCGACGAGGTTTACCAGTTCGTCTACGGCGACAAGGACACGTTCCTCCTCGCGTGGCACCTCTGCGGTCACCGCTACCACCTGCCGCCCCGGAATCCCGTCTGGCGTCACCCAGCGATCTGCCAGCACGACAGCGACGGCAACCTCGTCTTCCAGCACGCATGCCAAGCGAAGGCCGAGATTGCTGGCGGTGCGATCATCAAGTCGCTGATCAATCGCCGGTTCGCACCGGACGCCAAGGCCGAATACGACCGCCGGCTCGCAGGGTAGCGCGATGCCTCGCCGCCAACGCAAGCAGCGGACCGTCTACGTGGGCGAGCAACGGTGGAAGATCCTCCGCAAGCGACTCCGCAACGACGACGGCCAGTGCGACTACAACGCCAAGACGATCCGCATCGCCGACACGCTCCACGGCGTTGACCTCTTAGATACCCTGCTTCATGAGTTGATACACGCCCGGTGGCCAGACCTGAGCGAGGAAGCCGTCGCGGAGTTTTCCGAGACCCTGTCGGGCGTGCTCGATGCCGAGGGGTTCCGACAGCCCGATGACCACGAGGAGTGACGCATGGGCAAGGCCAAAGGCGACATCATCGACGAGGTGCTCGGCAACATTAGCGAGCGGCAGCCACAGGCGTGGTATCAGCGGATCGCCCCCGAGCACGCCGACACGCTGCGGCAGATCAAAGACGCCTACCTCGCGGGCCGGTTCGGCAAGCAAAAGAAGCCGGCGGCCGAGGCGATTGCACGGACGCTGAAAGATCGCGGCATTGCAGCCGTCCAATTTCAGGGGGTGCTCGCATGGCTCGAAAGAGCGTAGTCGCTGAGGTTGCTGCCCAGATCAACGGCGACAAAGGCTTGACCATCGAGGAGGTTTCCAAAAAGGAAACCCCCGACGGCCTGGAGGTGAAGAGCGTCTCGGCTCGCATCCGCACCGTCGAGGATCTGCTGCGGCACATCGAGGCCGATATGACCCGCTTCGAGATCGCCACCAGCGAGGCGACCAAGTGGGAGGGCTTGACCGCAGACCGCGAGACGGGCGAGCCGGTTGTCACTGAGCTACACCGCGTGCACGTTCGGCTACGCCCGAAAGCCGGGCCGGGCATCCGCGAGGCGGTCGAGGCGATGATCGCCGGGGCTGCCGCCTCGGGCCGCATCGGCAAGCCCAGGGCGAAGGCGGCAAAGGCCAAACGCGACGGCGTCTGGCAGGTGCTCGTTGTCGCAGATCCGCACTTCGGCAAATACGCATGGGGCAAGACGACGGGCGGCGACGACTACGACCTTGATCATGCCGACCGCCTGGTGCGAGACGCCGGGCTACGGCTCATCGACGCTGGCGACCGGCAAGAGCCGGCCCGGCGGACGATCGCCTTCCTTGGCGACGTGTATCACTACGACACGCCCGACGCGAAGACGACGCGCGGCACGCAGTTGGAGCGTGACGGCCGCCTCGAAAAGATGATCGAGACTGGGACGGCCGCGGCGACCTACCTCGTCGATCGGTCTGCGGAGACCTGCCCGACCGATGTCGTCTGCGTCCCGGGCAATCACGATGAGACGATGACCGCGTGGTTTCGCCTGCTACTGGCGACGCACTTCAAGGCCGACAAGCGGGTGACGATCCACGAAACCTACACGCACCGGCAGTACCTGGAGCACGCCGGAAACCTCATCGGCTTCGCTCACGGCGACAAGGCCCGCGGGAAACTGCCGTCGCTCATGGCCCTTGAAGTGCCCGACGCCTGGAGCCGCTGCCGCTACCGCGAGTTCCACACGGGCCACCTTCACAAGCAAGCGGCGCGCATGCGGCGAGTGATCGACACGGACGGCATCGACACGGTTGACGGCGTGGTCGTGCGGATCGCACCGGCTCTGTGCCCGCCCGATGACTGGCATTCGCAGGAAGGCTACCTCGGATCACGGCAGGCGATGGAGACGTGGTTCTACGCCCCCGGCGGCGGACTCGCCGGCATGCTCGTCGCTGGTGCCGCTCGTGCTTGACGCTGACTACATAACGGCAGCAGAGCACCGCGCTCGCCGATTCTCTGGTGCTTACACGGGCACAAGCGGCACGCTCGCCGCCGATGTCATTCGATTGATCCACGAAAGGGAAGCTATGACCGCAGCATTCGACCGCCTAGAAGCCGACAACCAATCTCTTCGCGAGGCCGTTGCCGCTCGCATGGAAGCGACCGACCCTGCCGATCCGAAGCATCGCGGCTACACGCCGATGGCCGCTTCTTTGGCCGGATGCAAGCCGGCACAGGAGGCCGCGGCCCGGTGCTTCGACACGACCGTCGATCCGGTGCCCAGCGACGCCGCCGACTCTGACACGCCCAGCATTCCCGACGACTGGATTCTGCGTGGGCACCGCGAGCTCGAAGGGCAGCGACTGCGTGGCGATAGCCTGCTGAACGAGTCGCCCGCTCGCGGCAATACGTTCGTCGCCCCGCTCGGCTGGAAGGCAGTCACGCCAGACGACGTGAGCCCGTCGGAGCGGCTGCTCCTCGATGCCGCCGCCGCCGTCCGCGACCGCCGCCAGAAGTACGGGCCGCCGCTCGAGCACTTCAAGATCACGGTCGCTCTGGTCAACGCCGCCTTCGGAACAAACTTCCGGCCCGAGGACTGGGCGACGATCATGCAGCTGGACAAGATCGCTCGCAGCAGAGGCCCCGACGACCATCCCGATAACGACATCGACGCTGCCGGCTACGCCGCCTGCCGAGCCGAGTGTCGCCGTCCATAGCCCCTCCGTTTTGCCCCCTCTGGCGGCGACCCTAGGGGCGTGATCGCTCACGCCCACTTTCGCCGAGGCGGTGCAGACGGCCGCGAGCCGATCGCGGCCCCGGGCGACATCACGTCGATTGCGGCGAACTACACGCCACAGCAGCAGTTCTGGGGCAAGGTGACGAGCAAGCGACCCGCCAAGCATTCCAAGGCTGACATCGAATTGGCGGCGTTCAGGGCGGGCGTAAAGCCGGCCGCCCTCCTCCAGGCCATCAACGCGGGGCTCGTCAATGGCTGAGTCTTTGACCGACGCACTGACCGGCACGATCCGCACGACGCTCTCGTGGACGCGCCTCGACACGCAAGAGGTCGGGTCGATCACGAACCGCAAGACCGTGTCTGGCACCTACGCGATCACCGACGGCGACGGGCCGGGCGAGGCGGACCTTGTGTTTGCCGACGCTCGCACGATCCCGGCCAACACCATCGAGTCGTTCGACCTGCTCAACCTCACGCAGCAATCGCTCGGAGTGACGGTGCCATTCACCTTCCGGCAGCTGCGGGCCATCCGCGTGGCGAACACCACGACGACGCCGGGGCGTCGGCTCCTGGTGGGCGTGGACCCCGGGCGGCCGACGGTCGTCTACGCGGCCGAGGTTGGCCCCGGCTCGGAGTGGTTTTCCGTGAATCAGACCGACTCGTGGGAGGTCACCGAGGCCAACAGCGTGATCCGCATCGCGAATCCCAACGCGTCGGCGGTCACCTACGAACTGTATTTGTTCGGCACCTCGACGGCAGCGGGAGGCAGCGGCAGTGGCAGCTAGTTTCTCGCTCACCGGTTCCCTGCGGATCGTCCCGCGGTGGATCGACGACATGAACACGACCACCGTCACCGACACGGCGACGGCGAATCTGGCGTTCACGCTGGCCGACGGCACGGGCAACGACCAGGCGAACGGCTACCACAAAGACGTGCTGACCATCGCGGCCGGCGGCACGGCGACCGTCGATCTGCGGGCGCTCTCACTCAACATCATGGGCGGCACCGGGACGCTGTCGCTTGCCAAGGTCAAGACACTACTAGTGAAGAACCGCTCGACGGCGGCGAGCCTGTCGGTCGGTGGCACGACCTCGAACCGCTGGACGGCCCTCGCGGCCGGCGCGACGACGGTCGGCCCCGACGGCGTGCTCTACGTCTCGCACCCGAAGGCGGGCTACGCGACCACGGCGAGCGACAAGGTGATCGCGATCACGAACAACGGAGCCGCCGCGGCTGATGTGGAACTGTACGTCGTAGGAGTGAAGGCATGATCTCGTCTGCACCGATCACCGTGGCCAGCAACCTCTACACGGTGGCCGACAAGGTCGCCGCGTTCATCGCAACGGCCCGCTCGGCCGCAGCCGACGGCATCACGGTCGCCGAGTTTGGCGAGCTCACCGTCGCCCTGCTGAAGACGGTCATGGCGGCGCTCGACTCGCTGCCCGAAAGCGGGGCCGCGAAA